AAGGATTATGAAATCACTTCCCCCTGTAAGAAAGGGTCTATTCTTATATTCCCCCCATTTTGGCCGTGGCTCCATGCGGGACAGAAGCCGGTGAATGAACCCAAGTATATCATAGGGAGTTATCTGCACTATGTTTAATAATATAAAGAAAAGATATACCTTTGTTACGGATAACAAAGAGAATTGGCAATGCATCGGTATTCGTGGTGGAAGGTTTGACGGGGTTGTTTACAAGTATGGTAAGGTATCAATTCCAGAGAAAGAAAATCCTGATGGAACCTTGCCTTTTCGGTTTGAGTATGATATAGTAGATAACAATGACTTACCTAGAGAGGTATTTGGTGAGGAATTTTTTACCCTCATTGGAGATATTCTTGTGGACATAATAACTGATCAACCTGAGTTTTCTTTAAAAGGCGGCCTACAAGAAACATGACTAAAACTATTGAACGAACAGCACTTACTCAGCTCGTAAATAATGAGGACTTTGCACGTAAAGTATTACCTCATATGAAGAGAGACTATTTTTCTGACAAGACAGAAAGAACGGTTTTCGAAGAGATTGCGAAGTTCGTTGATAAGTACAATAAAATTCCAACCCAAACCTCACTAGAGATAGAAGTACAGGGACGTAAAGACTTAAATGAAGATGAGTATAAAAAGGTTGTCGCAGTTATTCAAACACTCGATTCAGCTGATGTGGATTTCGATTGGTTGGTAAGTACAACAGAACAATTTTGTAAGGATAGGGCGGTATATAATGCGATTGTTGAAGGCATACAAATCATTGATGGAAAAGATAAGAATAGAGGCCCAGATGCTATCCCGAGCATTCTCACAGATGCCTTGGCTGTTGGTTTTGATAACCGTGTTGGTCATGATTATCTGTTGGACGCAGATGAACGATATGATTATTACCACACAGTAGAAGAGAAGATTCCATTTGATCTGGAATTTTTCAATAGAATAACCAAGGGTGGATTACCGCCCAAGACACTGAATATCGTACTTGCTGGAACAGGCGTTGGTAAGAGTTTGTTTATGTGTCATGTTGCTGCAAACTGTTTGTCTCAAGGTAGGAATGTACTTTACATTACTATGGAAATGGCTGAAGAGCGAATTGCAGAACGTATAGATGCAAACCTGATGAATGTATCGATGGAAGATTTACACGATCTTCCCAAAACCATGTATGATAATAAGATCGCACAAATTATCAAGTCAACATCAGGCACTCTTATTGTTAAGGAATATCCAACCGCATCAGCACATACAGGGCATTTTCGTGGACTAATAAAGGAACTCGCAATCAAGAAATCCTTTAAGCCGGATATATTATTCGTGGACTATCTAAATATATGCTCTTCTAACAGATTCAAAGGAGCAACCAATGTCAATTCTTACATGTACATTAAAGCAATTGCAGAGGAACTTAGGGGATTGGCAGTTGAAACAAATATACCGATTATGTCAGCAACACAGACCAATCGAACAGGATATGTCTCTTCAGACATTGGCCTGGAAGATACGAGTGAAAGTTTCGGTCTGCCTGCTACAGCTGATTTCATGTTTGCGCTCATTTCTAATGAGGAACTAGATGACCTTAATCAGATTGCTGTAAAACAACTCAAGAATAGGTATAACGATCCCACGATAAACAAGAGGTTTGTTCTTGGAATAGACCGTGCAAAAATGCGGCTAGTTGATGTTAAACCGTCAGAACAAACAGACCTTGTTGACAGTAACCAAATAGAATTTTCAGAACCCGTATTTGACCAGACAGATTTTGGTGAGGATTGGAAAGTCTGATGCTGTACATATCCCCACCATTTGGTAATTACTTTTCGTACAAGGATGCAATCAGAGTCAAGGGTACATTTACCATGTGGCCAAGAGATGGACTGATATACCATACTCTGCGCTCATTGCGTCCCATAAGAGGGGGATGGAGAAACCAGATAGGGTTTCGTAATAAGGGTGTAGTAAACGTCACCTTTGAATCCGATTACATCTATTCCATATGCGGTCTGAATTACGCAGAATGGGAATCACTGCTCTATGCGATACCACAAGGAACAAAAATAGAACTAAATCTTTCATGCCCAAATGTTCCTGATATATCCATTGATACCGATCTATTAGAACAATTTCTGAAAAAGTTTCCCAACCTATCGGTGAAGATTCGGTACGATATAACTAAGGCCTCTGCAAATTCATTGTATGACATGGGCGTAAAAACCATTCACACATCCAACACGATTCCTACAGACCGAGGTGGCCTATCTGGTAAACCTTTGAAAGAACGCAATATGTCATGCGTAGAATCTCTTGCTAAAATGTCATTTGACTCCCTCATTGCCGGGGGTGGCATATACTCTAAACAGGATGTAATAGATTACCGCAATGCGGGAGCAACGGACTTCTCTATATCCACAGTATACATCAGTTGCCCTTGGAACATCCCCAAAATATATTCTACTGGAGTTGAATAATGCAAGTCCCTATGCAAATAGCAACCATGCCCGCTTTAAAAGTACTATTTTCTGTAATAGACGAAACTTTTGTAGATAGAATCAATGACTATATTGATGAAAATATAACACGATTAGATGATCACTCGGACCAACTTGTGGGCCAAATAAAACAAGCCCGACAATCTGCTCAGTTACAGTTTGATATGAATGATAAACTACCGCAAGACCTTGGAATGTTTCTGATGACAGCAGCAGAACACTATGCAAAGAAACATAATATTACGCCAAAGAGCATGGACATATCTTCCATGTGGTCAATACACAGTTATGCCGGAGACTATAATCCATTGCATGAACATGGAACTTCAGGCCTCGGTGTATCATGTATCCTATTTCTCAAAGTTCCCCCACAGATTAGAGAAGCAACCGAAAGCAAGATGCCGAGTATGAATAATAACTCTGGCAGTTGTGATGGTTGGACGCAATTCATATGGGGTGCGAATGGTTATATGGATACGTCTAATTTTCGGCACTCGACAGAATCATTTGTTCCGCCTGAGGTAGGTAAACTGGTCATGTTTCCTATCTGGCTGAAACATCAAGTGTGTCCATTTTTTGGAGAGGGGGAAAGACGAACCCTCTCTACCAATATCGATATATGTACGAATTAAATCCTAAATAAAAAATCTTTACATCTGAAGATGTAAATTTCCTGCTACAACAATTCTCTTTTTATCAGATTCATGTTTTGGAACGCTGTGCCTAATCCAGCCGGGAAACATAACCATATCTCCCGTTTTAGGATAAATATAGTGAGCTCCTTGTGGTGCATCGGGAAATGTCAATGGAGTTCCGGCATCATTTTCTACATAGTAGACAAAACTCCAAGGTGAGGGCCAGTGATCGTGGGCTTTGGTCCAATCATTCCTCTTATAAATTGCTCCCCAACAATCAAAGACATAAAGCAATACCTGATGTGGACTGTTTTCCTCTGCAAGATTTATAGCCCAGTCGGCAATAACTTTAAACTGGTCATACTCTTGATGCATGAACCAATTTGTCATATGAGCTTTAACATTCGTTCTATGACGTTGGGTATCGCCATACTTCTGAATAATATCCTCTACTTCTTTATTGAATACTCCTATAGACCAACCCTGATCAGTCTGCATACTCTTTTGAATGATAGGAAAAGTGCAACTAAACATGTGGCCATCGGGATGCAATCTAAGTTCTTGTTTTCTAATATCCTTAGATAGATTTTTTAACGCACTCATTTGTAGTAGAACTCCTCTTTCGGATACCAGTACCAGCCGGTAGCGATATATTTAGAATGAGAGTGTACAGGATTTCCCCTGTGTTGAAACATCCACGCTGCAGGCCAGATGACTCCTAGTCCCTGCTTCGGTTGAACCTTCACATTGTCAAACAGAAACTCTGTTGTACCCTCTCCTTCGGGCAAGTCGTTAAGATAGATCGTCCAGACCAGAACCCTAGCACAATTTTCCCAATGAGAAATCTCAGAATGAAAGGTATGAAACCCGCCACCAAAAGGATCAGTACGCTGTATCTTCGATTCGGGTGCAAGAAGTTTCTTTCTTCCACGGTATGCAGTTGAAAATCGTCCCAGATAAAAAGCTGACATGTCCATTTTCATTTTTTGTAGAGGCTTCCACAACTCTTCGTACTCATCTGTCAGCCACTTCTGCACATCTCGTCGTGTCTCACGCTCTGCGATTACAGTTTTCACATCGGAAGGTTCGCTATGCCATTTCATGAGGCCTTCACATACCCCACTGTCTAGAAGTTGCGGATATGTCAATATAAAACTATTTTGATTCATAGATGCCACGCCACATCCAGATTTCCTGCTATCATGATTCGATCACAGTCACATTCTTGCACAGACACATAATGCTCCAGCCACGCAGGCCAAAGAATCATCTGACCTATCTTTGGAATAACAACACATCTATTATCGTTTTGCTTCATTTCTGGAAAAATAAGGGGTGGGCAGCAGTCATTTGCCTTCACGCAATAGGTATAGGACCACAAAGATGGCCAGTGCGTATGCGTATTGCAGAACTGACCTTTATTATAGACCAATCCCCAGCTTTCTTTGATATAAAGAGGAATTTTTTCGGGTTCGCCTTCGGGAGTTGTACGCTTTGCAAGAGGAACCATCTGTGCAAGTCCAATAGCGGCATTACCTATCAGATTAAAGCTTTCGTAATCCTCATGCATGTCCCACCGAGTCATAAGGCATTTGGCCTCGGTACGATTTTCGTATTTGTCGCCTTCTTCTCGTATTCCTCTTTCCAAAAGATTATTGAGAACCCCACCATTGGTGGGGTCAGCAATATCCTTGACTTTTACAGGAAAATTAGAAGTAAACTCTGGCCACTTCTTCGGCGTAAGATCATTTGCTAATTTAGATAGACTTGATAATTCGCTCAACTTCGTTCATCCAGATAAATTTCTTGCCACGGAAAGTCTCTAACTCCAGAAACACGGAGTCCATATTCTTTTCCTTTACAGGAACATATATCGGATTCTCGAGCGGAGAAAGCTTTGCCTTCTTTCGCTTTCGATTTTCAGTTGCAGTCAATTTCTTGGATGCATAATAAGGAACGCCATCCTTCAGCCGCATATCATCATATGAATCCATATCAGAGAGAACTTGGACAATTTCACCCGACGATTGCTCACCATATTCAAAGTCCTTAAACCCTACCGTATCACCTACATTAATTTTCACCTGAAACAATTGTTTGAAAACCATTACTAATAATCCTTTCACTATGTTCTTGCCATAATACTATATATACCTCACAGTTTGCTTTTA